AAGCACCAAAAGTAACAAAAAAACTTAGATTAAGAAACTTTCCATCTATGGTTCTGTTCTATGATGGTAGTAAGAAAGAAACATGGAAAGCAGATATGGATGGGGAATTAGATTGTGATAACAAAGATATCAGAGGTGCAATTGATGATGTTTTATCTGAAGATGTGTTTTAATGTATGGACATCGCAACTTTATCAGGTCATTTAGCATTTGGATTAATTGCTTTTTCATTTCTTGTAAAAGATATTCTATGGTTACGATTACTTTCAATATTAGCTAGTTTATTTTCAGTATTTTATAATTATACAATTCCTACCGAACCCATGTGGTTGGCAGTTAATTGGAATCTTATATTCGTTATTGTAAATGTTTATCACATAGGAGTTATCCTATATGAGAAACGAGAAGTAAAAATGGATGATAGAAATGAAGAACTCTATCAAACTTTGTTTCAACAAATGACACCAGTAGAATATCTTAAAATTAGTAAAGCAGCAGAATGGGTAACTTTGAAATCTGGACAGAGAATAATAACTCAAGGTATGCCTGTACCTGATTTATATCTTATATATAATGGAACCGTAGATGTTCAAGTTAATGGTGAAGATATAGCTCAACTTAAAGATGGAGAGTTTGTAGGAGAGATGTCCTTTCTTACTGAAAAGGTTGCAACTGCAACTTGTAGAGTAAAATACGATGCAATATGTTTAGTTTGGAAACAGAGAGAATTTAAGGATTTGTTGAAAAGAAATCCATCTTTATACTTTACTATACAATCATTACTAAGTTCACAAGTTTCAAGTAATTTAGTTAAATCTTCAGAAAGGTGATATTTATTACAAATGCCAAATAAAAAAGCAAAACAGAAAAAGCAAAGAAGACTTGCTTTAAATAAAAAGTGGAAACAAGAGGGTCGTACATCAAATCAACATAAGAAATGGAAAAAGAAAAATCCTAATACAAAAAAATCAATATATGGTAGAAGATAATGGATGCTAAAGATTTAACTACAAAAGATGCTAGACAAAATCAAAAACATTTTATAAATGTAAAATTAGTAGATTTAATAGAATACAGACAATCACGAAAGTGGTATGTAAGTATTGCTGTAGTAGGAATGTTTTCTTTAATACTTGCACTTATGATATTTTTTATGAGTCAAGGTAAAGATGTTACTGATGGATGGAAAGAAATACTATTACTAATGTTGGGTGGATTTGTTGGTTCATTTGCCAAAGTAATTGATTTTTGGTTTAATAATCAAGAGAATGATAATAAACTATTGGAGCATGCAGATGATTAAGTTAAAAGATTTATTATTAGAAACACCAAGTACTCGTGCAATGAGAGATTCTAAGAAAGGTGCATCAAAACAATTTTTAAGAGATTTTGATAAGGCGTTTAAAAAAAGGTCTAAGGAATTAGGATATGGTAAGTTAGATAAGACAGTGAAAACTTATGATATTCAAATATCCCCACCAAGAGATTTTGGACAACCAATTGATAGAGAAAAAAGAAAAGGTGTTGAGGTAGATTATCAAGTTGGAGATGGTGTAGTACCTGGCAGAAAACTATATGAATATCCTTTAGAAGCTTTTATTAAAGATATGAAAAAAGGATTTAGTGGGTATAAAATAGAAAAGTCAGGTCCAACACATTTTTATTTAATGAAGGATGGAAATACATACCATTTAGCATACACACCAGCTATGAATGGTGCTTTTGTAATGGGAAGTTCAAGATTATGATTAAACTAAAAGATTTATTAACTTTACGAGAACTTGCATATACTGATAAAATAAAACCAAAACATAAAAAGAAAATGTCTCGTGAACCAAAGATGTTAGATATAAACACCTTTGTAAAACTACCACCACCACCAGATAATGATTCAAATGTAACTCTCGGTGAAATAAAATATTTAGCAAGTATAGAACCAGATGTAACTCGTGTAAAAGAGGGAGATGATATTGCAGAGGTTTTTAAAAAAGAAATTGAACATTTAGACCCTAAACTTAAAACTGATATTGATATTTTAATTAAAGATAGTGTAAGATATATTATGGAAATAAAATATCATTATAACCGTCCAAGACCATTTCAAATTGCAAATTTTTATGGTATTGATTTAAATGGAACTGAATTAGATAGTATGAAAACCCCAAGTTATCCAAGTGGACATGCAACACAAGGATATTTGATTGGAGAATATCTTGCATTAAAAGACCCTAAACATGCAGTACACTATAGAGATGTTGGTGAAGAAATTGCTGAATCACGAATTATAGCAAAAGCACATTACGAAAGTGATAAGAGTGGTGGAAAAAAACTTGCAGAACAATTAATGAAGTTTTTATCATGACAAGTTTAAAGGATATACATTTACTTTTAGAACGAGCAGATTTTCAATACATTGCTTCTGAATTAGTAAAATATTATAAACTTAAAAGTAAAATAAAATTTGGTTCACCAGGTAATTTAGCAGATTACAAACCAGAAACAGATACTATTTTTTTAAACAGAAGTTATCCAAGTGTTAAAGAGTTTATAATTACTGTATTACATGAGATACATCATGCAAAACAAGCATATAAATATGGTGTGAAAAAGTTTATGAAAAAATATACTCAAGCTGGAACCATGGCAACTTATCGAGGATTAGACCCTCACGATGATAATAAATGGGAAGAAAAAGCAGAAAATTGGGCAAGACAAGAATATAATCGATTTTGGAAAAATAAATTCTAATTTTAGCGATTCAGTGCCATATATATTATTAACTTAAGTTATGAATTCATTAAAGGTTTCAAAGAAAAATTAACCTTATTTTTCTCTGAAAAAAGTATGTCTATTAACAAATAAAAATTAAATTCTGAGAGATTTATAATATATTTATTAATAACTAAAAGCTTTTAGCTTAATAATTTATAACTTACAACTTTTAATTTAGGTTTTATATGAAAACTCGTTCGGCAAAGAACAAAGGAAAACGCTTACAAAATTCAGTACGAGATATTCTTCTCGAAACATTCAAAGAACAATTAGAACCAGATGATATTAAATCCACTACTATGGGAGAAAGTGGAGAGGATATTCAGTTATCACCTGCAGCCCGTAAACTTATACCATATTCATTTGAATGTAAAAACCATGAAAAACTAAATATATGGAGTGCTTTAGAACAGGCAGAGGAATATGCTCATAAAGGAACACCAGTTGTGGTGTTTAAAAGAAACAGGTCGAAGACCTACGCAGTAATAGAATTAAAGGAATTTGTAGACCTTATTAAATGAATCAATTAGTTATAAATATATTAGATAAAGCCTTAAAATCAAAAGGTCAATCGTTAAAGAAAACTAATGAGTATATGTGGTGGAGTCCATTTGTACAACACCACAAACCAAAATTACAAGTTAATATAGAGACTGGTAAATGGCATTGTTGGGTAAGTAATCAAGGTGGACACAATCATTTTCAGTTATTAAAAGCAGTTAATGCACCACGACAATTATTCAAAGAAATGAGTGATGCAGTTGGTTCTAAATATTATACTTCAAATAAATCTAAAACTGATAAACAACGAATATTAAATCTTCCTAAAGAAGCAAAACCATTATGGAATGGTGGTGATTCAGTACAAAAAATGCATGCATTAAAATTTGTATATGAACGAGGATTAGATATGAACGATATAATACGATATAATTTACATTATTGTTTAAATGGTATTTATCAAAATAGAATAATTATCCCAAGTTATGATTCCGATGGTCAATTAAATTATTTTGTAGGTAGAGATTTTTACAAAGGTGGTATGAAATATAAGAATCCACCCGTACCAAAAGATATAATCGGATTTGACCTATATGTAAATTGGAAACTACCGATAATTCTTTGTGAAGGGGTTTTTGATGCTATGGCCATAAAAAATAATTCCATACCTTTATTTGGAAAAACTATTTTACCACAATTAGCTCGTAAAATAGTCGAAAAACAAGTCTCTCATATAATTATTTCATTAGATGATGATGCTTTTACTTCATCACTTAAAATGATAGATGAGTTTTTAAGAAACGGTATTCAAGTAAGTTTTGTAAAACTAAAGGGTTCGGACCCGAGTGAACTTGGTTATCAAAAAATGGTGGAGCAATTATCATCTTCAGTTAATGTAGATTTTAAACAATTGATGAGGATGAAAATATATGGCAATATATGAGAGTTGGAGTATAGGTGAAGAGTACCGAAAAGTTCACATTAAAAACTACGATGCCTACCTAAAAATAAAAGAGTTTTTGGAGATTAAATCTGATACTTATTATAGTAAAGATGGAACCCAATTTGCGTGGGATGTTGTAGTAAATGAAAAACAATTTAGAAAAGTTAAGAGAATACTCAAGGAGTTTAGTTGATTCAAGACAAGGTTAAAGTTCCTTTTCGTAAACTAAAGTACATACACCATATATCTGATATTCAGATTAGAAATCTGAAACGACATAAAGAATACGAACAGGTATTCAATGGATTATACGAGGAAGTAAAAAAGAATTCTGATAACGCAGTTGCATATATAGGTGGAGATATTGCACACTCAAAGACAGAAATGTCACCTGAGTTAATAGACCAGTTATCGAGATTATTTAAAAATTTAGCAGATATCTGCCCTACGATACTAATTGCAGGAAATCACGATTGTAATTTAAATAATTTAAATAGAATGGATTGTTTATCACCAATTGTCGATAATCTTAACCATCCTAATTTACATTATCTAAAAAGAACTGGTATCTATACTTGTGCAGATACTGATTTTATTGTTTGGGATGTTTGGGACAAAGAAAAAGATTATATAAAAGCAAAAGATGTACCTGGTGATAGAACTAAGGTTGTGTTGTTTCATGGAACGGTTGATAGAAGTGAAACTGATTTAGGATTTAAATTACCATCTAAAGTAAAGATGAGTATGTTTAAAGGATATGATTTAGGATTACTCGGTGATATTCATAAACGACAACATCTAAATGATGATGAAACTATTTCATATTGTGGTTCTTTAGTTCAACAAAATCATGGAGAGGATATAGGTAAGGGTTATTTACTTTGGGATGTTCCTGCCCGCAAATCAAAGTATATAGAGGTACATAATGATTATGGTTATTATACTATTGATATTGATAATGGTAAACTACCAGATTTAAGTGATTTACCAAACAAACCAAGACTTCGTGTACGAGTAAGTAATACAAAACCTGCTCAGTTAAAACGATTGATGACTAAAATTCAAAAGATGGGGAAGATTCAAGAATCAGTTATCACAAGAGTAGATGGGTTGTCTACAGATAAGGTTCGTAATAATAAAATTAATATTGGTGATGTTAATAATCCAGATTATCAATATGAATTAATTCAAGAGTATCTTAAAAGTAATTACCTTGTTGATGATGATACATTTATAAAAATAAAAGATATATTAAAAGATTTAAATAGGGTAATACCAGAAGCAGATATTCAAAGAAATGTACATTGGAAACTAAAAAAGTTTGAATTTAGTAATCTTTTTAGTTATGGTGAAGATAATGTAGTTGATTTCACAAAATTAAATGGAATGATTGGATTGTTTGCTCCTAATGCAAGTGGTAAATCTGCTTTATTAGATGCATTATGTTTTAACTTATTTGATATGAGTTCTCGAGCATATAAGGCAGATAATATTATTAATAAAGCTAAAAATACATTTCATTGTAAAGTAAACTTTGAGGTAAGTGGGCAGGATTATTTTATAGAAAAATTTGGAAAGAAAAATTTAAGAAATGGTCATGTAAAGGTTGATATTGAGTTTTGGACAATAGACGATACTGGTGAAAAAATTTCATTAAATGGGGACCAAAGAAGAACCACACAAAATAATATTAAAAGAGTTATTGGTAATTTTGATGATTTTGTTTTAACCAGTATGAGTTCACAAAATAACTCAACTGTGTTTATTGATAAAACTCAAAAAGAACGAAAAGAGTTATTATCTCAGTTTATGGGATTGAAGATATTCGATACATTGTATCAACAAGCAGCAGAAGATATTAAAGAAGTAAACACTCTTTTAAATGATTTCAAAAAAGCTGATTATGATTCTAAACTTGCAACTATCACCGATGATTTACTTTTACTTGAGGGTAAAGAAAAAGATTTTAGAGTAGATGAAACTGATATTAAATCTCAAATAAAAACTGTTAAACAAGAAATACAAAAACAAACAAAACGATTAAAACCTGTAGATGATAGTATAAAATCAATTGAAGATTTACAAATTGAGTATGATAAATTACAAATTTTAAAACAAGATGTCAAGAGTAAACTTTCAGAATACGAAACAGAACAATATGATTTTGATAGAGCAGTAAAAGAGATTGAAAAGAAAATAGCAAGTTATAAAAATGATGGTGTAGAAGAAAAATACTATGAGTTAGAAAAGCTTGAAGAGGAACGAGATTTATTTCAAGTAGAGATTGATAAACTCAAACAAGATGTTAGAATTAAGTTGGATAAGATTGATAAACTTGGAAATTTAACTTATGATGAAGATTGTAATCACTGTATGACTAATCCATTTACTATTGATGCAATAGAAACAAAAAAGAATCTTGAAAAGGATAAGTTACTTGCACAAGAATATGTACAGAAAAAACAACAAATGGAAGATGAAATTCAAACAAGATTTAAGGTTCGTGCATTTAAAAAAGATTTAGATGAGTTAGAGGGTAAGTTAAATGAAAAACAAAGATATCAAGATAACATTACATCTAATATAAACATCACAAAAGAAAAACAAAAAAATATATTAACACAATTTAATCTTATCACCAGTGAAATGGAAAGAGCAAAATCACAAGAACAAAATGTAGTTTTTAATTCACAGATTGATATAGAAATAGATAAACTTCAACACGAAAGTGATAATTTGGATTACCAACTTGATATGATAAATCAAAAACTTACTACCTTACATGGTGAAATTCAAGTATTAAAGACTACTGAAAGCCAGATAAATGATAATATTGATAAGGTAGAACAACTTGAAGGTGACCATCAAGCATATCAATTTTTATTAGAAGCAATCAAACGAGATGGTGTTCCTTATGATTTAATTAGTAAATCATTACCGACTGTTGAGGGTGCAGTAAATGATATCTTGGCACAGATAGTTGATTTCAGTATTGTATTTAATATGGATGGTAAACAAATCGATACTCATATTGTTTATGATGATGATAGAGTATGGCCATTAGAATTATCAAGTGGTATGGAACGATTTATTAGTTCTCTTGCAATACGAGTTGGTCTGATGAATGTTAGTAATTTACCACGAAGTAATTTTCTTGCTATTGATGAGGGTTGGGGAACAATGGATAGTGAAAATCTTAACTCTGTTGCACAATTATTTCAATATCTTAAATCAGAATTTCAGTTTTCATTAGTGGTTTCACACATAGAATCTATGAGAGATTTTGTAGATACGCTATTGGAAATTAAAAAAGTTGGTGGAAGTTCATCTGTTAGGTTTAGTAGGAACTGATGGTAATTTTGGTTTACCATTTTTCATTCTAACAAGTGATTGGTTTATAAAAGCAGAACAAGTGGTTCTGTTTTCTTTACAATACACCTTTAACCAGTTCATCAAATCTTCATCTAATGTAAAATTATATCGTTTTTTCTTCATAATACTACTTATTTAATACACACTTAATATACATTAATAAATATAGAAATTTTATTTTTTAATATTTATAGTTAATCATGGCAATATTAAAACGAGAAAACAAATATCAAGGTTTAAAAGATATCTCTGTATTAGAGGATGAACGCGGTGCAGAATCAAGATATTTTAAAATAACTGATTTTCCCAATGTAATACCACAAGGTAAATCTTCATTTTTAATTGCAGGTTCTAAATTTCTTAAGTCTGAGGTAGAGTTAAAATTAGAGTTATTAGATTCTGAGGGTAAAACTATATATTCTGAACCTGTACCTAATTTACTTGAGGGTAATTCACGAAGAGTAAGTATTGAAGTATATGATGATACTGCACCAGGTAATGGATTTCTTTATATTGTAGGGGAATTAAAACCCAATTATAAGAGTTTATCTGAGATAGAAGCCAATACAGATGATATAACAGGACAATTCCCTACACCAGGCGGAGTATTACCTGCAGGTACACCATTTGGACCTGGTGGTGCAGAATCAAATCCGTTTTCTAGTCCATTTGGTGCAATTGTACCTGGTGATGCAGATGATAAACAAGATGTTCCATCAGAGTTTGTAGATGTTTATAATGTTAGGTTTGTAAAACCTATTTTTATCAATACTACTATACCAAATGCAGAACCAATATTTTTCTATCAAGAACCAAGATTAACTGTAGTTGAGATAGTTAAACCATACCTTGAACAAACTGATGAAATAGGTACTATTACTCTTAGTGGAAGTTTAACTGTAAATCCTGCACCAAATTTACCACCACCCCCACCCGATGTAGTACCAAGTGCACCTGGATTTCCAACAATTAATGCCGCTAATATTTCTAAAATTGGAAAGGGAATAAAAAAGTTTAAAAAGAAACGAAAAAATAAAATAAATCCATTTCAAAATCAAAATTTTTTCAAAAGAGGTAGAAAGGTTAGACGGGCATCACCTGAAATAGATACATTTACTATTACAATTGATGAATTAGAAAGTTCACATGAAAACGAACCAGATGTAGCAACAAGTGCACATGTCGGTGCATCACTCACGATTAACAATCCACAAGTAAATTCTACAGAATTTCCTACATCAGAGTTTACAATACCTACAAGTTTCACCACTACAATTGCAGCGGTAAAAAATAACAAAACTTTAGTACCAGAGGATGATTTTTTAATTACAAGAACTGCTACTGGTGAAAAGGTTCCTGCAGGAATTTTATTGACTACTGCTACAAATACAACAATGTCGTTTGAACCACTACCTACTGCTAGTTTATCAACTACACATACAAGGTCATTTGCAAAGGTAATTGGTGCTAATTTAAGAACTTTTAGTGGTGATGTGTTTAAAACAAAAATCTATGGTAAATCACAAGGGTCACTTGGAGATTTTGAAGTAATTTACGATGGGCCAATAGAATCTCCACAAGTTTTAATAGACCAAAATAGTCCATCTGGTTTGACTAGTGCTGGTTATTTTCACAATATGGATGTTGTTCATAATAATTGGAGAAGTGGTTCTGCTGCATCTACTTTTAATTTAGGAACTACAGTTGTTCGTGATGATGAAAAGTTATTAGATGCACTATTGATTAGTGGTTCTAACTATCAACAAAATCAACACCTTACATTCACAACAAGATTTGCATATCCATTACAAGAAAATGTACCATACACGATTGAATTTGATGCATATTTTTATAAAGAACTTGGTATTAATTCAGATGGTAATGTAGAACAAGATTTTGATTGTGAGGTTCAAATATCAACTTCTGCACAAGTAATTGGTGAAAGCACAGATACATTTATAACGCTTGGTAGATTAAATATTGATAATTTTGATAATGCCACACAAGGAGAATTACTTGGTAATCATGTTACTTTTGTTACACCAAGTGGTGGTGATATTACAGCTAAGTTACGGATTAAAATTAATCAAGGTAGATTGGTAATATCAGATATTATTTTACGACCATATTCAGAAACTAATTTTAGTCCTGATTTCTTTGAAATTTTTATACCAATGCCAGACCCACTTCCCAAAAAACCTGATTTTTATGATTTTCTTGTTGAGTTTTATGATATAAATAATAATCAAGCAGAAGTATTTTTATCTACTGAGAATATAGAATTTGATGGTGCACCTGCTAATATTGATGGTGATGATAATTTAATAAGTGGTTCGGTATTTCTTGGGGGTGCACGAGGAAGTGGTATTGAATTGTTTGGTGGTTCATCATTTATCCGTTCAGTTGGATACAATGGATTTGTAAATACAATAGCAAGTAGTAGTGGTGGATTTGTAATGTTTAGTGGTTCCATCACAGATAGATTAACATCCTCTGAAGCTTATGAGGGTGTTGGTTTAGAAATAGTTGATGCACATGGTTCGGTTGATAGATATCTTAAATTTAGGTCAAATCCATCAACATTTCAAGTTGTTACTGATGAATTCTTTTTAGGTGCACCAAGAACTGTATCACCTGCTCAGTTTATTTCAGGTTCTGATTCTAAAATAGAAATATCATCAAGTAATTTTCATCTACAACCAGATGGTAAATTGATAGTTGGGGATAAAGCAAACGAAAAATACATAGAATGGGATAATAGTGATTTAACAGTTAGAGGTGATATTGCAGTTGATTCTATCAGAACACCTGCAACCATAGGTGGTACTACATCTACAGTAGCTAATGCTAGTTCAAGTATAGATTCTCAAGGATTTGCTAAATTTGCTTCAGCTTCTATTGCAGGATGGGAAATTACACCAGATTCAATTCAAGATGTTAATTCAAGTGGTAAGGGTATTATAATTCAATCAGACCCATCTCTACCATTTATTGATATAAAGGAAGATGATAATAATAAAATACGATTATTTCACGGTTCTGGTACAAATTTTGGTCTAATAGGAACATCAGGTAGTAATACTATATTTCGATTAGGAGATACAAACCAAATTGCAGGTTGGACTATAAACAATTCTACCATACAAGGTGGAAATCTAATATTAGGAAAAGAGGGATTTGTAAAATCAGCCGATTATCAAAGTGATTTTGCTGGTTTCATTATAACCGCAGAAGAAAATGGATATGCAGAATTTGAAAATGTAAAAATTAGAGGTACACTTGCCACTACTACATTTGAAAAAGAAAGTGTAAATGCAGTTGGTGGTCAATTATTTATAGCAAACTCTGCTGCAATGACAGGTTCTACAGCACCAGCTACTGGCTCATCATTTTCATTAAAAAATGTAACTGGTTTTACAAAGGGTGAAATATTATTGATTAAAAAAGTTAGTGATACTGGCTTTAATACTGAATATGTTCAAGTGGTATCTGCATCAAGAACAAATGCTGGTGGAGATGATGATCCTGATGGGTTAGCTGGTAATTTGTTTGTAAAAAGAGGAATTGGATATTATAACCGAGTATCTGCTTCAAATTCATCAAAATTTGGTGAGGGAAATGGTGGTTTAGAATTTGTACAAGATAGTGCTAATAATGGTATTTTTAGAACACTTACTAATGGTGACACAACGAATTTAGCATATGTAACTTCGGTTCAAGATTATAGTTCAGGTGACCAAAATGGATTTAATGTTAGTTCTGGACATACACATTCAGGTTCATTTCATGTTTATATTACTGGTTCAATTAGTACTGTAGGTGATGGAACCGCGGTAGATTTTAAATTATTAAATAATTCTAATTCTGATAGTGTGATTGGTACTACACGATTATGGAGTTTAAGTGATGGTGCCAATTTTCAAGTAGAGAGAGATATGTTTTTTGAACATAATTCACTTTCTCCATCACCATTAGGTTCAAAAATAAAAATGCAACTTGCTGTTACTACTGATGGTACTGATGATGCTCATATATATTTAAATCACTTTAGTGCATCACTTGATTATGGAGAGTTAGCAGGATTTATAGGTGGGGATAGTGGTTCTGTTGGAGACCCGATAGGTTCACCACAAGATTATACTGAAGGTCAAGTAATGGTTAGTACTGGTCGGTATATAAGTGGAGATGCACCAAATACTGTTGGTAGTGGTTATATAAGATTAAATGCAAATCCAAAAAATGCTGCAACACCTTATATGGATATTGTTGAGAGAACTGGTAGTGGTATTTATGATGTAGAGTTAAAAACAAGAGTTGGTGATTTAAGTGGAGTAGCAGGAAGTAGAAATGTACCAGAGGGATTCAATGGTTTTGGTATAATGAGTGAGGTAGCATTTCTCTCAGGTTCAAATATAAAATTAGAAGCACCTGCATTTGCACTTGGAGATTTAAGTAGTAATTTTGTAAGTGGTTCAAATGGTAATATAGAAATAAGTTCAAGTAAATTTCACTTATCTCAAGATGGTGATGTTACAATGGAAGGAACTATTAATGCCACTGCAGGTCAAATTGGTGGGTTCACACTACAAAACGGACAATTAACTGGTAGTGCTACTGCAAAAATAGTTACACAAGAATCAGGTAGACGAGTTGAAATAGATGGTGCAACAAACTCACTCAAATTCTATTCTGGCTCAAGTGGTGTTGAGGTTATGGAGTTAAGTGATGAACTTCAAACATATGTGATAGGACCAGGTTTTGGCCAATCCCTAAAATTTCCTGGTATTCAAATGAAATCATTTGGTGCTCTCTCAATAGAAAGAGCTCCTGTAACATCACATAAAGAAAGAAATTCCATTGGTGTAAATGTACCCATGCCTTATACAGTAACAGGTGGTCAGACAAATGTTCAAGTATCACGAAGTTTTGCAGCATACACCATGACACATCCAGGTCCAATAAGTGCTATTAATATTAATGGCGGGACGACCCACAATACTATGGGTACATTAATTAATATTACACAAGGTGGGGGTGCAGGTGCTGTAGGTCATTTTACGGCTATTAATCAACAATCAGGTTCTGCTGCAGGAATGCAACTTAGAATGAACACTGCAACTTATCAAGGTTTGGAAGCCGTAGGTGCAGGACAATCTGGATTAAGTGGTGTGACTGTTGGAATTGATTTAGCAATGGGTTTACACAGCCAAGACTTTCCAATCTATCAAGAGGACCCTGGTGGTTTTAATAATTTGCCTGCTGCAGATTATGGGTATACAACAGCCCCAGCATTAACAACTGATAAACCCTTAACAGGTATGCAAATTGCTGCTTTTAATGTTAATGCAACCGCTTCATATGGAGTTGATACCCTTGTAATGGATTCCGCTAACTCTAACGGTCCAAGTTCACTACACAAAACATTTTATGGTAATGGAACTATAACACACGGTACAAAGAATGTCTTGTTAAAACTTTCTCATGAAAGGGGTTATAAAGGAACACCACAATATGGAGATGGATTGAATAATATTGCTTTATATATGAGTCAATCAAGTGAGGCTGATAGTAATTCAGATGATTTAGCATATTTTGGTATAAAAGCTGTTGGTTATATGAGTCATTCCCTTAGTGGTAGAACACACTTACAAGATTTAATAGTCGGTGGACCAGGTTTGCTAGGAGTTCAGGCTGAACCAATGCAAGTGCATGTTCCTGGAATAAACTTTTCAAACGGATTATCTACTGGAGAAGATAATTCAGTATTAATACTTGATGCAGATAAAACAATAAAAACTGATGAGATAGATTCTCGTGTTTGGGGAAGTACATTAGTGGATGCCACAAACGGAAGTGATGGTGAAATAGCTATATTTACAGATGCAAATTCTATAGAGGGTAATTCAGATGTAATATTAGATTCAACAACTTTGACAGCTCCAGCATTAAAAGCCTCTGGTGGTGGATTAGTCACTGCAGGTGGATTAAGATTTGCTCCAGGTGGTACTACAGATTTAGATACACTCTGGACAGCAGAAGCTGCAGATAGTGCAAGTCTTAAGGTTGGTGGTAGTGTTATGATTGATGCACGAGAAGGGAGTACTACGGGTGTAAGTTTTCCAAATCAACCAAGTTTTTCTGCTCGAACAAGTGCAGATAAAACTGCTTCAGACCTTGGATTTACTGGTACTGGTACAGAGACAAAAACAGTAGTGTTTAATGAAGAAAGATATGATGTCGATAGTGATTACAATGTAAGTAATGGTATATTTACTGCACCACTAACTGGTAAATACTTTCTATCTGCACATTTAGATGTTCGTACTATTGCTACCTCCGTAGCTTACTTTTGGATTCAACTCGTAACTTCTAATCAAACTTATTGGGGTGATTTAGTCAGATTGGATACTATTGCAAACTCCACAATATCTTATTTTAGTTTTGATGTATCAGTTCATGCTGATATGGAGTTAGGAGATACTGCACAAGTAAAATTATCAGGTAATAATACGGGTACTGGTTGGCATCTTAATGGTGATTCAAATGGTTTATCAAGATTTTTAGGACATTTTTTAGGATAAGGAGTAAAATAAAATGGCAACAATAATATCACAATCAATTTCAGATGAAGATATGACATTATTAAAGTGGCAAATTTGGGATGAAGACAATGAAGATAATCCTGCTGATTTATGGCTTAAATCTGCACTATCAGGTAAAGTGAATTCTGTTTGGGGTAAATTTCAAGAATATTGGATGCCCAAGTTACTAAATGATTCGAGTGTAGCAAATATATCAGGTAGTAAATCAGAGTTTATTAACCAAGTTACAACTCGGTCAGATTACAAAACAAGATATACTTTGATGTCAGGTTCATTCCAACCTTAATATGGAATATGATGTATACTATAGCACTGGTGGTGGTGCAATGGTTGGTGGTGGTGCAGATGTTTGGGTAAATCATTGGATTGAAAATATTGCACCCAAATTAAAAGTAAAACCAAAGTTATTAATTCATAGAATCAAACCAAAACAAACACAAGAACAAATTAAAACTTTTAAAAATAGCGTGAAGACTGGTGGTAAAGGTAATACTGGTAGACAAGTTCATAAGAAAATAGAAAAAAGTTATAAAGAAGTTTTAAAAGATGATTTAGAACATTACTGGCAAGGGGATGATATACAAAAATTTCAAGATTTATTGAAAAATGCACGCAGGATACATATTCTACATGGATATTACTCACCACATAAATATTTAATTGAAAATCAAGACAGAATCTATAGTAATGCAGTTCATGTATCGGTTGATTTAGCAATGAAAGCCTCAATGGTTTTAAATTTAGAACATGCATTTCATTTTCATATGGAAAGAAAATGGGAAAACGAATTGTGTGAGATTTCTAAAAATCCATTTTGGATTGGTTTAAATCCTGGTAAACTAAAACATTCCACTCAACACATACCAAACTTTTATGAATTCAAACACAATAAAGATGTAACTGAAAGCAATAAAATAGGTTTTGCAGCAAGAATGGAAACTCGTAAATGTCCACATTTTTTAGAGGGATTATCTTGTGAATTAACAACCGACCCAAAAGATGTTCAATGGTGGAGAAAAAATTTAAATACCGATACTACAAATTGGAAAATTTATAAATTTAATTATGATTATTTAGAAAAATTTTATAATAGAGATTGGGGTGTTTCTCATTCTGCACATATATATGAACCATTTGGATATAGTATTTTCCAAGCATTAGATTTTGGTAAAATACCTATATTATCAAAAGATTGGTTGACAGAATATGAATACCCTTTTAGAGCATTTACTAAAGAAGAATTTCATCAACAATATAAAAATATATGTGATTTGACTCTTAATGAAAAACGAGACTATGTATTTCCACTTCGAGAATATTTAGATAAAAAATACGGAGATAAACAACGGTGGGTAGATTCATTACTGAGAATATATAATTCTTAATATTTATTAATATGTCTACAGCAGCAAAACAAAACTTATCATTAGGAAAACTTGCTAGAGCAGTGTCCTCTTCTCGTAGTGATTACACTTCTGAGTCTTCATTAAAACAACACGCGGGTGGTGGTACTGATATAAAAATGTCAGATTTTTCTATTGATTCAGTAGATTCTGTTGATGGATATGCATATCATTGGGAAGAAACTACGGAAGAATACTATTTAAGATTTAGTGGTGAGGGTTCGAGATTCAAAACTAAAATAGGTAGTGTGAATGATAACTTTGAATGGAAGAGTACAAAAGGTGCTGGTAACGATTTTAACATCTCAGCAGGAATAAATAATATTACAGCAAGTGTTGCTGCAATTGCAATATCAAACGCAAATACAGGCACAGGTGATGATAGTGATTTTTTTCCAGCGGGTACAAATAATATTGTTACTGGTATAAGTTGTAGTTTTAAAGAAGATGGACAATCAGATGGGTTTAATGACCATGCTACTAATTATAATACTTTTTTAGATAAAGCAGTTACTGTTGTTGATGCATATGGTGGTTCACCATCGTGTTTACTTGAGGGAACACCTATTGAGATGGCAGATGGTTCTACAAAGAAAGTAGAAGATTTAGATATAGGTGATTGGGTAATATCAATGAATATGCCTGGTCAATTAGATGAAGATGAAGATGATTGGAGAAAGTGTAGATTTGGTGATGAAAAAACAGAAACATTCACACAACATTCTGCAAGTGTACAAGATATTAATTTTGACTTTGTTCGTAGTTATTGGAATATAAACAATGGTGAAGAGATGATTACTGGTGAACACGAGATGTTGTATAAACCAATAGGTGAAAATATTTGGATGTGGAATCTACCACCAAATATGTTGGTTGGTGGACATCTGATGGACAAAAACGGTGAGGAAGTTTTGATTACAAAACTTGAACAAGTTATTGATGATGAAGATGGATTTGAAGTGGTTCAAATAGATGTTGAACCATTAGATGTTTATTTTGGAAAAACATTTTTAGTACATAATAAAGGAAGTGATTCCAATCCATTTTAATTTATATAAGGTTTTATGGATAATAGTTTATTAAATTATGATTATATAAAAGGATATATAACAACAAACGAGGGTGAGGATGTTCCTTATCGTTGGTCACATGGTGCAACCGAACAACATTTGGGTGATGGGTTGATTATATATACTTTGATTAATTTTTTCAAATTAAAAACATTAGTCTGTTTAGGAAGTGGTGGTGGATACATACCGAGGATAATGACTCAAGCAAGATATGATTTATCACAAGAGGGATTTTACAACGATGTAACAATGGAATGGGGAGATAATGGTTCAACCTATATTGTAGATGCATGTAATGGCTTTAATGGAGAAGTTGATTGGGAAGATAAAGATAGTGTATTCAGAAGACATTTTACACCAAAATTTATAAAAGAAACTACTGAAACTGCATATCATAATTATTTTGTAAAACAAGATATCAAAATTGATTTGTTACACATAGATGCAAATCACACCTTTGATGGTGTGAAAAAGGATTTTGATTTATATACAACTATAATGAATAAAGGTGGAATAATTACAATACACGATACTGATAAATCTTATGTTGAAAACTTTACAGAAATAGATGGACATGAGGGAGATGATTTAACAGGTCCAAGTAAATTTGTAAAAACAATAGATAAAAGAAAATTTGAAGTATTTAATTTTTTTAATCATGGTATAATTAAAGATAAACCAAGTTCTACTGGATTAACACTCGTTAGAAAAAAATGAAAATATTTGTTTTAGGATATAATAAATCAGGTACTAAATCTCTTACTGATGCATTACAAATACTTGGGTATAAAGTATTAGATACAGGCATTACATTTGATAAATTTTTTACAATTTTAGATAATATAAAATCAAATATAGAAAATCAAAATCCTATATTACATAATTTAGATGATTATGATTGTTATGTTGATTATCCATTTTTTGAACCAATTGTATTTTCACATCTTGTAAATGAAAATCCAACTGCAAAGTATATTTCACTTACACGAGATTTGGATGAATATGTAGATTCTGTATTACGACATAAAATTAGAGATATAAAAAACAAACATTATAATAGTTGGAATTGGTTGGGTGTAGGTGATGAGAAAACATTTGAAAACTATCCAACATATCAAAAAAAATGGATGAAAGAAAAAGCATATTTTAAACATACGAGTAATCTGTTATGGTTAAAAAAATTAAACATAACTTATTTGGAAATGAATATTACTCAAGGTGATGGGTGGGATAAACTTTGTCCTTATTTGAATAAAGATATACCAGATACTACATTTCCACACAGTAATAAAGGAAGTTTACATGGGTAAGTTATGGTCTTTTGGTGATTCATGGGTGCATGGACAGGGTGTGAATAGAAATGAAACTTTCACCAAACACATAGCTGATTATTTTAAATTAGAAGATTATAATATGGGTTGGAATGGTTTTAATAATAAAGGTATAATTAATTTGGTAAACATATCAAAATATAATATTAACAAACGAAACGATATGATTATTGTTGCATTAACAACACCACATCGAGATGAGAGTAATTTAAAAATACACATGAGAAATAAAACATTAAAAAGAGATTTTGACATTATCTTACAGAAATGGCCAAGTTTATTAAAAGACCTTTATAAATCATTAGAGGGTTATAATTTTAAAATTACTCAAGCTTTTAATCCAATTTTTGGTTATGATTATATTATTGGAGAACAATTATCTTTACCTAATTTTATTGAATGGGGTAAACCAAATAATACTTTACTTGATATAATAACTGATAATTGGTGTGAAGATAATGATTTTAATTGGTTTATGTCAGAAAAAAGATGGGGTGGGGATGGCCATCGTAGATTAAAAGTAGATGAGGATAAAGTTTTTGCATCTGATAAAAAACACCCAAGTCAATATGGTCATAAACTTATTGCTAAAAAGTTAATACCTTACTTGGAGTACAGATGAATTTAGTAACAGTTTGTGGACATAACACTACGATGTTGTATCACATGATAAAACATTATGAACCAATAGTGGATAATTTTTTTGTTATTATTTATTCTCACCATCGATATGACCCTGTTATAGAAAAGGCAAGATATATTTTAGATAAATTTAACTTAAAACCATTTAAAATTGTGGAAGAAAAACCATTTGACTGGGAACGAGTTACACATTATTACAATGAAACCACATCATTAAAACCAGATGATTGGTGGATTATATCAGATGATGATGAGTTACAAATTTATTCCAAACCAATAACAGATATAGTTGATGAGTGTGAGGAGTTAGGAAATGAATTTGTAACAGGTGGATTTGTAGACAGGATTGGAAAAAATGGAGAATTTGTAGATATAGATATAGATTGTAATGTATGGAAAGAAATGCCAGTAGGTGGTTTTTTTCGTTATCCTTTGAGTAAAGCAGAAGCAAACAAAGTTACATTGTTGAAAGGTAAACATAATGTTGTATCAGGTCAACACTTTATACAATTTGATGATGGAAGTACATCGTGGGGTAAATCACATCCATTACGATATCCTGTAGAAAATAACTTTACACAAGTTCATCATTTTAAATGGGATATAACAGTTAAAAAACGATTACAAGAAGTTAGTGAATCAAAAAGTAGAAAATCTTTTTTTAAAGAATATCAGATGATGTTATCATCACTTGAATATTTAAATTTTAAATTTGATTTAAATGATAGGCAATATTATTTTCAATCATTAGGAGAATCACAATACGATGAATATAGATATTGGAAACATTTAATTAAAAAAATATTGAATATTCGTGGTTTATGATTATATTTATTACAGTTATATTAATTAATTAAACTCATGAGGTTACTATGGCAAAATCAAATGAAGAACTAATTTTAGAAGAGAGAAAAGTAAAAGCACTTGAAAAGATTGCTAATGTACTTGATGCTCTTACAATATGGTTCGAAGATGTTGATAAAGCAGAATGGAGTGAGAGAATACAATGGTATTTGTATCGCTTTCATGACAAGTTCGTAGGTGAAGAAGAAAAGAAGTAGATACTGATGAAACTTGGAGTTATCGTACCATATCGTGGTCGACCAACTCATCTTCGTAAATTTACCGCTAAAATAAAAGACTACTTAGGTGAAAGTAATATTCCCTTTCACCTAATCGTAGTTGAACAAAATGATGATTTACCATTTAATCGTGGTAAGTTACTGAACATTGGTTATAATGAAGCACTTAAAAAACGGTGTGAGTATGTTGTTTTTCATGATGTAGATATGTTACCACTTCGTGTGGACTATTCTCCATCTGATGTTCCACTACACCTTGCAACAGTATTTAAGGGTGGAAAACAAGAAGTTTTTGATACCTATTTTGGAGGAGTCACTTTATTTCCAATTGACACTTTTAAGAGAATCAATGGATACTCCAATGAGTATTGGGGATGGGGATTTGAAGATGATGACTTATTACTACGCCTTACTGAACAAGGAATAGGTACAGATTTTATAGTACATAAAAGTGAAAAGGAATTTAATGCAGGTTTATATCTTCATGGTGAAGAATCCTATATGACTTGTTTAAATACTATTGATTTAGAACAAGATTTTACATTACATTGTACATTCAAACCAGATGATATCATACCTGATTATCAAAAAACACACGATGAATATTGTGTATTCAGTATACCTGGTTGGGATACTTCAATAAGTTACAATTCATTCAATAGATATAGATTTGAAATTTGGGATGTGGAAAAGGAATGTTACACAATCACCTCTGAACACTCACCACCCAAATTGACTAGAATAACTGTTACCTATGATAGAGGTTCACGAGTTCTTAAGATGTATCAAGATGGGCGTAGGATTGGACAAAAAATACTTAAACGAAAAGTATTTGATTCTAAACCACAATTTTTTTATTTAGGAACTGGTATACCAGTTAGAGAAGGAGATATAAAAAGTTATCGAGGTTTAGTAAAAGATTTTTGTTATTGGGATACCTGTCTTGCAGGAAATGAAGTTTTTGAACTACATGATAATTACGGTATAAATTATTTAACATCTCAAGGCCAATATAGTTCTGCAAGTAACTTAAAAATTTATTATGATATGAAACATTGTATTCTTGACAGAGAATTTGATTATAGACATGGTAAAGTTATAAATTTAGTTAATCCTGCTAATACTCGTTCTTATGCAAAGACAGAAAATTGTATTCCAAAAACTGAAATGGAATTAACTGATGTAAAAATTATGAAACCATTTCGTAGACATAGTAGTTTTGAATTACAAAAACATCAACGAAATGGTTATTTTAATGGTAGATGGAGAACTGAAAGCACACGATTAAACCAAGTTCATTTTTATGACCAAGTAGCAAATAATAAAACTAATTTACAAAATGATGGATTAACTACCTTACATTTTGAATTACTGAGTGAAAAGAATACAAGAAACATTACACATCTAAAGGTAAATTTATGAAGTTGGGTATTTGTATTCCATTTAGAGATATTGGGGATGGTGTAAGACAAAAACATTTAGATACTTTAGTGCCATATTTAGAAGAATATTTCAAAGAAAGAAATATTGATTTTAGAATTTATATAGGACATCAAGTAGATGATAAAAAATTTAATCGTAGTGGTACAAAAAATGCTGCATTTATTGCTGCAAAAAACGATGGATGTGATTATGTAGCATTTCACGATGTAGATATGTTACCAACAGATGATTGTGATTATTCTCATCCAGGAGAAACACCAAAACAAATTGCTGCATACTTATCTCAATGGGATTACACACTAAGAGATGTAGAATACTTTGGTGGTGTGGTTTTATTTACAATTGAACAATTTGAAAAAGTAAATGGTTATCACACTAACTATTGGGGTTGGGGTATGGAAGATGATGATTTATTTTGGCGTTGTTATCAAAAGGGTTATTATAAACCAGATATGATAAAAGGCCCTGGTAGTAAAAAGGTGTTACAATTTGATGGCCATACTACCTATATTGAAATACCACCAAGTCCATCATTATATGAGATTCCATTTAAATCTTTTAAATTTGAAGCATTAGTAAGGGGTATTGTAAAAACCGATGAGGAAGAATATTTAATAGGTGGTGATAATTCTAAATACATTAAATATCCTTTGTTTTTAAAACAAGGATGGGACTTTGATATATCGTATAATAATGCAAGGGCATGGTCTGCATCACTGTGGGATTACAAAAATAATCATTTATATAATTGGGTAAAACGGTATTCGGATTTATGGACAAAAGTAACTTATGAGGTTAATTCTCGTCAAAAGTGGA